CTAAGAGCCACATCCCGCCCACAAACAGCACAAAGAAAGGAAGGGCTGCAAGCTCATGGCGCCACGGGTAAACTGCCCCAGCAAAGAGCAGCGACATCAGCACGAAGGCTGCAAAGTCACGAGCAACGTTGCGGATTGCTCTATCGCGGTAAAGCTCATACGGCATCGGGGCTTCTGTGCGGCGATCGATATCAGGGAAGGTGCTCATTGGGCGTCCGCCTTTCGCACAGCCTCAACCATCTTTGCGAAATCCCACGGATTGTCGGGGCGACCACTTTGACGCATGAACTCGCGCTCAAGGGCAATCGCCGCGTCATCCTTGATTGGTGCGGTTAGCAAGCGAAGGCGATTGGCTGTAAAGCTGCGAAGAATCGTGTGGGCATCCTTCTTTTGACCCTGCATGTAGAGGGCGTCTTCACACTCTTGTCTGGTTGGCACATCTAGGGCGACTCTGCACGATTGAACGAATACTGCGCGACCGCACTCAATAAAGCGTTGCGAAAGAGATGGGGCATTGCCAGCCTCAATGCCAGCACGCCAGATATCTCTCAATTGCTCGTCTGTCGGCTTCATTGCTGCACCCCCGCTTCGGCCTTGATCTTCGCGAGGTCAGCAGCGATCCGCTCAAGGGTAGAGAGGCACTTGCGATGGGCTTCTAGGCTGGCGTCGATGACGGCTAACTCCAGCAGAGTCGAAGTGATGCTCGGCACAGCCGCATCTTGTTGAGGCACCGTACTATCGTCTTTTGGGCTGCGGAAAGATTGAGGTAAGGTAAGGCTCATACGCTTTCCTTTTCTGGGCTGAATCTAGGCGAGGTACGTTACTTGTACTCTCGCCTTTGGTTACTTGCTACGCTGCGCTCTTGCGGAAGATGATCTCTCGTTCGTAACCCAACACTGCTGCGATGCGCGAAGAAATGTCACGCCGTCCGTGCACGAGATCATTGACCATCTGCACCGTCACGCCAAGCTGGGCAGCCACGGAGGTCTGGCTTGAATCAGCGACCATCTTTTTCAGCTGAGTCAGGAGGTCTTCTTGGCTGTAGGTTTTTGGCATGAGCAGAACATTACACCTTTCCGCTGAAAGAACGCAACAACTATTTTGAATTATTTTCTGCCGCCCGGAAACGCTATTAGTTTCACTGCGGGAGCCGGATCAAGCGCCAGTCTTTCCACAGCCGCAGACTTCTTTTCAATCCTCTGCGCTGAATATCGGTTGCGCATGTCCTGCGTGGTATGGCCGAACAGTTCTTTGAACATCTGATCGGAGACGTTGGGATCGGAGAGCAGCTTGGTGCAGAAGTGGCTGCGCATGTCGTATAACTTGAGGTGTTCGAGCCCAGCTTCTTTCAGTATGTCGTTGCCGCCGCGATAGATGCCCGTGATGGGCCGCGAGAAGTCGGCAGAGCTGGCCCTATGGCTAGGATCGTTCTTCTCGTGCTCTGTGCGCACCCCGTGATGCGGGAGAATATAGTCGGTCGGGTTCTTGCCGCCTAGGTTGTGCCAGCGGAGCAAGATCCAGCGCATAGACCTCAAGGCAAGCCAGTTGAGCGGGATTGTGCGAACCCTAAAGTCGTTCTTCGCCCCCTCGGGGTTCACCGTGACGAAGGGCTTGTCTACGTCTAAAGTAACGTCTTCCCGTTTCAGATGGCGTAACTCGCCAAAGCCCATTCCGGTGTTCGCCATGATTACCAGGCAGTGGCCGGCCATGAGGCGTTTGGGCTTGGAAGAGTCGAGAGCACAGGCAAGGAATCGACGCTCCTCCTCCTCGCTCATGTTCTGGCGCACCTTCTTTTTCGGCACAGGCAAGGGTCTATAAACGTCCGACATGCGATGCCAGAGCCCTACTTCCTTGAGCACGGGAGCCAGAACAGCGATCACTTCGGCATTGATCCTCTGGGCACAGGCTCTCTGCGAACGTTCGCGCTGATAGGCTCGCACGTTGCCGATGTGTATCTGGCTGAGAGGAATGTCGTTTAGAAACTGGGTTAGCGTTTTGGCATATTGCCGATAGACTCTCAGGGTTCCCGGCTTAATGTAGGGAGAGTGATCGGCTAACCAAACCTGCACAGCAGCAGAAAAAGGTGAATCCGGTGTGAGCATTGATTGAGGGCCCGCTTCGAGCGCGCACGCTGGACAATCCAGATGGTTCAGGGTGTGTTGGCTGGGTGTGGACACAGTTCTACTCCTGATGATTATGCACTTGACACAGAAACGAGTCAAGCCTATATTTAGTACATGGAGCGCTGGACATTCGTTGTGATTCTCCTAGCGGTAATTGGGTGGGCTTTCATCATCAGCGTGCCCATACGGAATGCATTAGAGAAACGCGCTTGGAAAAAGGCTTGCAAACAGCATGAACCTGATAGACGTGACAAAGCAATTCCCGACTGACGAAGAATGCTTGAAGTACATCGAGCAAATGCGCTGGCCCGATGGCGTGGTTCGCTGCCCTGTTTGTGGCTGCGATAAGGTTTCAAGGATCACGCGCAAGAGCACGTCAAAGAACGTTCGCAAGAGCGTTTTTCAGTGCCTAGAGAAGACCTGCAAACAGCAATTCTCAGCCACTAGCGGCACGATCTTCAATGACTCACATCTTCCCCTGCACAAGTGGTTCATGGCCCTTGCCATCGTCGTAGACGCGAAGAAAAGCATCTCTGCAAACCAATTGAAAGAGCACCTGGGTATCGGTTCATATCGCACCGCGTGGTATCTCGCGCATCGCATTCGCAAGGCAATGACAGAAGAGACTGGCCCTTTTGATCAGCTTCGCGGCATCGTGGAAATTGACGAAACGTACATCGGCGGCAAGTCAAAGCGCCGTTTCGGAAAAGGCATAGGCAAAAGCCAGAAGCCCCGAAATGAGAAGTTCGATATGGTTCTCGGTATGCGTGAGCGTGGTGGACGCGTCAAGTACGTTCACATCCCCGATGGCAAAGCGGCCACGATCCGCGAAGCAGTTCGCAAGCATGTTGTACCGAATCCAGAACGGCTCTACACGGATTCAGCAGCCGTCTACAACTTCGCTCTTGATGCGCAGATGGCTCTCAAGCATCGCATGGTGAACCACTCTAAGGAATGGGTTGTGCCGAACACGCGCATCCATACGAACACGGTGGAGTCTTCATTCTCGCTCTTGAAGCGTGGTCTGATAGGGAGCTTCCATCGCGTCTCGATAAAGCACCTGCACCGTTACCTGAGCGAGTTTGAATTCAGGTTCAACATGCGCAAAGACCCGGACAAGTTCACGCGCACACTGCGCCGTCTGGCGGGGTTCGCACCCATGCCGTATGCGGAGCTTATCGGGGTTCCGAAGGCTGAACAGGCTTAGGGATTATCGGCTCTCTTGGTTTAGGTTCAGGAGAGCCTTTTATCGCGCTCGTTTTCTCTGGCTTCTGACTAATGAGTCGAGAGAGAAGCGAATCGAATTTGTCTTTATCTACCTTCATCCCTCACAGCTTCGCACAGTAACGGAAGATTTTGGGAAACTGATTCCTACAGGAACTCTGCATTCACGAGATGCGGCCTGAAATTCATCTTCCGGGCAGATGACCACGCGATCACCTTTATCGGCCAATACCCTTCTTTCCAATACCTTACCCCCAAACTCTACCACTCGAACTGCTGTGCCTGCCATAAACTCCATATAGCAACCTCCTTCAGAGGTAAAGTATGCACATGTCGTAAGGCAATTCAAAATTTTGTCCCACTTAATGTCGTATGTGCTTGACGACGCCACTGCGACATGAGACATTAAATGTCGTAAGGAGATTTAACGACATGGCCACGACATCCAGTCAGCCTAGCGACCTGGCCCCTCCATATTTGGCTTTTGCTACATTCCAGTCGGCCATTGACAACTTGAGGACGCATGGGATGCCTGACCCCATCGATAAGACGACATGGGATAGTCGCTCTGGATCCGACCAGATCCAGATTTTTGCGGCATTGCGCTTTCTCGGCTTACTCGGAGAAGGAAGTCGGCCTACACCAGCACTACGGGCCTTAGTTGATGCAAAACCAAATACACCCGAAGAGAAGACGCTTCTGCGTGATTTGATCAAAGCGAGTTTCACGAGTCTTTTCGCGCAACTCAACCTGTCTACCGCTACACCAGGGCAACTGGAAGAAGCCATTGGCAATTACCAGTTGAAGGGCACAACAAAAGATCGCGCCGTTCGGTTCTTTCTGAAAGCTGCAAGCTACACGGGGATTCCCCTTTCATCTAGGTTGACAAAGACCATGCGGTCAACCGTTTCAGAGTCATCCGGAACTAGTAATGATGAGCAGAATGGAGAATCGGCCCCCACGCAGCCACAGAGCACTCGAAGGCGACGTAAAAAGACGGCATCAGGCAGTCCTGCTGGTTCCAGTTCTCCAACTGCTACGCCTGAAGCGTTGGTTGGAAACGCAATGAAAACGGTCGCTCTTCCCGCAGTAAACGGGACGCTCACGATTAGCGGAACATTCAACGCATTCGGACTCACTGGGGATGAACGCAAACTCGTCTACGACATCATTGACATGATGAATGCGTTTGAAGACAAGACGAAGGCCAGTGAGTGACGCGCTAGACCAACGGAGGATTACCCGATGATAAGAAGAGTTCCGGCCCGTCGCCATCGCGCTCACCGTGACGGCGGGCAAACGCAGAAAGGCCCGAATCGCTGATTCCTTGGAGCGGACGCGAAACGGGCCGTGGTGAGCTTGCTTCTGGAGGGTGTCTGTCTGGTGACAGTATCGGGACTTATACCCCGTAGTAATTCCCTGGACGGAATTAGAGTTCGATTCTCTCGCCCTCCGCATCTATTATAACAAGTTCCCAATCCAACCGAGGCTTTTGTGGGGCCTAAGAGGGTGTGTTCTCATGTTTGCGCCCAAGACAACACGTGTTCAACGGCTAGCAGAGAAGTTTCCCGAGATGAGTGGCCTCCTTGAGCCTATTTTTGGCGTCAAGAATGTAAGTTATGTGGACTGGGGAAATGTCCGCAATTGGTCGCAAAAGATGAACTGGCACGTCGATCCGAAGCGCTTGAAGCAGTTAATTGACAGCTTCGGGAACGGAACAGGGGCGAAGCTTTACTACGGAACAATCGCGGGGGATTTAGAATCAGAATCCTTCATTGCAGAGAACCGACGCCTCGGTTACGAGATAAAAACCAAGCCTGTCAAGACAATCCGCTTCCCATTAGACGTTTCGAGTATTTCCGCAGAGTCCCCCGACATAGTGAAGCATTTCATATTCCCCCGACTTCTTGGGACCTTCAGTGTCGAGATGATCAAGCAGCTAAATGATCATATTCGAGAGCTAAATAAGAAGGGCATTCTTTACCTCGAAGATCTGAAATGCAACTTCGATGTGGAGATCGGTCGGGACATGCTGCTCGATTCAGTAATAGGCGATTTCGACGTATTTAGCCTATGGAGTGCCGACAGTGATTTTGCCGACCCGGTTTCCACCCTCTTGCGAATGGGAAAGAAAGTAGTTGTTTTTGGCACGGGCGGCCTTGTCTCAAGGGAGTTGAATATGCTCAGGAAAGACGGGCTACAAATCTTCGACGTTAAGAAGATCAAGGAATTTATCTGTTGGGCGAAAGAGCTCAGTCCCGAACTAAAGGCCCTTTAGCCCTAAAAGCCAAGAGGACACTCCGAAGAGTGCCCTCCAGCGAAAAGTTTGTTTGGTCTTGCGACCAACCCAACAATAGAATGTTGGGGAAACCATGTCAAGTCTATACCGAAAGCACTTGGCATAATTTCTACACTTATAGATGTTACTTTTTGAGAAAAGTTGCATCTAAACCGCCTCACACCAGCAACTTGCGTGTTTTCTATGGTCTACATATAAAGTTGTATTCATTGCAATCAATTGCAAAAACCTTGGAAGAAAATAAGGGGATAGAACTGCCCTGTCACGGCACTTTCAGATTGCTCTTGCTTTCCGTATGTGTCAAGTGCATAATCATCCAAAATAGTTCGCCCCAGCACAAGGCCGGGGCGTGAGGGCGGGACGGGTTAGGGGTTAGGCGGTAGGGGCCGGGAACGAGTTCAGGATCGCCACGAACGCATCGACGAACTTCTGCTTGGCTTCCGGGATTACCGGGATGTTGTTGGCAGCCGCGAAGTCGTTGTACTGCTTCTCGATTTGAGCAATGACCAGAGCCGCTTTCTGCGCTCCCGAACCGGATTGCTGGCCTGCTGCAATGGCTGAAGCTTCTGCATTGATTACTGCCGTTGCTGTCGCGTTGATGAGCACTGAAAACTCAGGCAAGAGAATGTCTGCCACGGTCGCCGCCGATCTGATAACTCCGGGGTTGAAGATCTTGCCAAGGACGTGTCCAAGGCCGCTGAGGAACGATTTGAAGCCTGCCATTATGGTTTCTCCTGTGCTGGTGTAGGGTCGGTGGTCGTCGTAACCTCCACTGACTGAGTTGTCTTGACGGCGTTCAGGTCAGTGCCCGGTGGCACGTCAATTCCCGCCTGCTGCTTGCCTGCCGAATTGAGGATCAGAAATAGGCCGCCATTCGCCATCAGGAAGATGCCCCAGAGATCCTTGCCGAGTTCCGCTGTTTTGGCGTCAAGGCGAAAGATGATAGCCAAGGCGAGAAACAACACGTCAAAAGCGATGAGAAACCCAATCGCCCAGTTCTTTCCGTCGAAACGAATGCTCATGCTTTCCTCCAAAGATCGACTTCTCTTTGCCGCCGCGTTACGAGTCCGGGCAGCTTTTCCCCACCCGCATAGACCCATCTGAGCAACTCACTTGGAACCTCTTCGCCGTAGCCTGCGTTCAGCTTGCGCAGCAGAGTGGAGTTGCCGAGATTGCCGAGGCCCATATTGAACGCAAAGTCTGTAAGCGCATCGCACTGGCCTTGCGTCAGAGGTACCTTTACAAGCGCCATAAGGCCCTCACAGGCGATTTGCAGGTCTGCGGCTAGCTGAGCGTCAGCCTGTGCCTGGGTCCAGCGAGAATCGGCCTTTACGTCTCTTCCCGTATGACCGTAGCCGATGGTGAGCACCCCGACCGCATCCCGATAGGCGTGGAGAGAGCAACCTTCCGACTGCTTGACGAGATCGACGCAATCCTGCGAGTAGGTCACAGGTCGTC